CAAAGAACATCAGCAGAGGCAGAATCTCGACAATCCTGTCCATGATTCCACCCCCTTTTTACGACGTCCAAATACCGCTTGCTACATACATCGCCGTCAGCGAAGCGCCTGTTTGTGTCTGGACCTGACCTTTTTGGGAAACGTACATACACAGTTTATCCCCGGATTGGAGCTGAACAAACTGCATCGGGACCGCCAGTGAAAGATTGTCGTAGGTCCCCGTTCCGCGCTGATCCGCCGTCATCATCGATCTTGCGATTACTTCCGCGACGCCGCCTCTATTCCTGACGATGGCCATCGCCGTTTCAAGATGCGCGGGACTCGTCCCCGGATCGGTTGGCTGATAATTGACCTGACCGGAGATCAGATAAACGCCGTCGTTCATGCATATCAATGAACTGGGAGTCTCCGCTTTACCGTCCTGTATCTTATTGTCTCCGCTCGGCAGAGGAGCGAGATAGGTATTAAACGGGATGAAACCGTAATGCAAATCGGATACGTTGTCGACATTGGTTATAGAAGGATTTGAATTTACCACGGAGATCGTCGCCACGGCGAGATGTTTGTGGTCGTAAGGCGCTCCACCCAGATTCGCCAATGCGTCTTCGGCATTGTTCGCTCCCGTTCCGCCGTTGCCGATGCCGAGGACACCGCTGACGCCCGGCGTGGATTGCGGGCTGTCCGCGTCGAAAAGATCGTCCTCATCATTGGAGGACAGGTCTACCATCATCGTCGGCATAACGGACATATTCGTGCCGCCCTCCGCGACGGAAACGACGGTTCTGTGATTGTCTTCGTCCCATGCACCGGGAACGTGAAGATTCGCTCTCGCGGTGTCGAATGTGTTCGCGCCCGTACCACCATGCTCTTCGCCAAGTACACCCGTCACGCCCGGAGTCGAATGAAGTTTTAAGATGTCGTCCTCGGCGTTGGATTCAAGGTTCGTCACGGACATCGGACTTTGCGACAACCCCGTACCGCCGTTGGCGACGGGGAGTATATTGTCATCGAATTCGTCGATTGCGCTGACGTGATGCGTATGATCCGCTTCCGCACCGCCGAGATTCGCCAAGGCGTCTTCCGCGTTTTCCGCACCCGTGCCGCCTTTATCAACGGGCAAAACGCCCGTTTCGATATCGGACATATCGTGCTTATGCAGGATATCCGCGAATTTCTGTTTGAGTATCTCCCAGAACGTCAGCATATCCTCTTTGGTCATCGCCTCGACGACGACCTGCTTATTCTCGTCATCGCATTCCTTATAGCATTGGCAGTTACAGCAGTTATAATCGTAGTTGCAGCCCATGTTCATCACGCTCCCAAGATCATATAGTCGACCAGTCCGATATCCACGACGTCACTGGTCTCGCCGCTGTCGCCCGCGAAGGCCACGGTAACTTCACCCGTCAAAGGATCGTAACCCGTTACGGTGGCGCCGCTGCCGCCTACGACGAAACTGCCGTCCTCCGCGATACCCACGCTGTCACCGACCGCGACTTCTCCGTCGCAGTAACCCGCCCATACCTGCTGGTCATGGATGCGGATGGCGGGATAGGTCGTCTGACCGATGGCGTCGATCACGGGATTCAACGCAGCGGAAATGAATTCGGGACGAGTCGAGGATTCTAGCACGCCTTCATTCAAAGCCAAAGGCATACCGACGAACATCGATTCTTCGGCGCAGGGGAAGTATTCCCACGGACACACGGAACCGTCTAAGGTGCATTTTAATAAAATCATATAATCACCTTCCTTTGCAAAAAGAGGGAGGGAAAATCCCTCCCCCTTTAAAAAACGGTATTAGTCACCGATCAGTTCTTCAGCGCCGGTCACGCCGCCGCAGGCGAAAGCTCTCCAGTCATTGAAGCCGCCGGTGAAACGGGCATAACCGCGCCATACGTTGGCGTCGGTTCCTTCGTCCAAGGTGGAACGAACGTCAAGAGGAGTTCTGTCAACGAGGATCGCGCCGCCGTTATGTTTGTTGTAATCGATGTCGGCCAAGATCCACGGGGAAGTGCCTTCGGTGATAAACTGATTCAGATAGCTCCAAACCATCACGTTCCAACGACCGAAGATGAAGTTGAAACCGTTGTTGGCGGTGGCGGGATCTTTGTCCGCGCCGATGGCCGCGAAGACGGCTTTCTTCAATGCCCAGTCATTGGGAATGATGATGGTGTTGGGTACGACGTTGACCAGTTCGCCGTTGTCGCCCTTAAAGGACTGCATCAGCACTTCTGCGGCGGCCAGAGCGTCTTCGTCGAAAGCATCGCCGAATACGTTGCTCTGAGCGGCGCCGCTGACTTTGGCGGGATGAGCCGCATCAAACAAAGGCTGGCCGTCGGCACAAGTGGTCTTGAAGTATTTGTTGCGGAATTGTACCGTGGAGTTCCCAGCGATAGCAGCCCCGAACAGAGCCGCACCGAAGTTCTCACGGGTACGATAGTAGGAGGTCACAAAAGCGTCGGGCTTTTTGCGGAGGTCCATGATCTTACCGTCTTCCATGATTTCACGGGAAATACTGAAAGAGTTCTTCCAAGTGGTATGTTCCAAAGTCTGGGAGAAGCCTTCCTGCATACCGTCGATGGGATAAGCGCCGTTTTCGCCGACGGGATCAAATCCGTCCATCGCCGTCATGGAGGTGTATTTTTCCGCCCAATGTTTGGACTTGTCCATGAAAAAGATTTTTTCCAGAACGGAAGTTTCTTCAAACGCTTCCGCTCTTTTAGTGATCATCATACGGATGGGAGCTTGGCTCTTGCCGTAGATGCTGTCGTTTAAGTTACTGTTTTCTGAAAAAGTAATGTTAGCCATCAGTCGCCTTCTCCTTCCTCTTCTTCAACTTCCGTCAGGATGGTTTCGTCGGTAACGAAGATCACGGGGATCAAATCACCAGCGGCCAAAGCCACGGTGTTCTCCGCCATGCAGATGTAAGCGCCCGGTTCGGGAGCGCTTTCCGATTCGGAAACAGACAGCTCGCCGTCGGCGAGTTCCATGACGTCGCCGACCTGCGTGGTCATGGCTTCTGCGGCGGGATAGTAATGCCAAGGCGGCACGGAGCCGTCAAGGACTTTTGCAGGTAAATATCTTGCCATAATAATTATCCTTTCTTTGTCTTACGCAAATCATTCGCGTAGAATTTTTCGATTTCTTCCCGCGACACGTCGGGCATGATTTCGCGGAATGCCTTCATGTCTTCGGCGCTCATCTCAACGCCGCCGCTGCCTCTTGAGGCTGTCGGTTCCATGTGGCCGCGTCCCGCGAGACTGTTCCGCGTCTCCTGCTTCGCCCCGGCCAACTGCCGCTCGATCAGAGCGTCCTTATTGGCGAGAAAGTAAGCGTCTGAGATGGAATAGTTTCTTCTGATCATGTCTTCCATCGCTTCGCGGTTTTCATGTTCAAATAGATCACTTGCGGAGCGGATCGTCGGGTCCATCTCCATGATCTTTTCGAGTTCTTCCTTGAAGAGAGCGTCATTCTGCTCTCTGATTTTCTGCTGTTCCAACTGTTCGAGACGCACGCTCTCCTCCCGCGCCTTCATGACGTCGGGATGCACCGATACAAGGGAATCGATCTCCTCTTCGGTGAGACCGTTGTCGGTCATCTTCTCCATCAGCGAATTGCGGCGTTCCTCGGCGAGACTTTCGGTGTACCTTTGGAATCCTTCCATGCTGTCCACCGTTTCGCCTGTGTAAGGATCTACGATACCCAGCGCGGCGATCTTTGCCGACTCTTCGTCAAGCATCTCCTGCCGCATCTGCTCAATACGTTTCTCCGCGTCTCTTTCAGCTTTGCGTCGAGCAGCCGCATACTTCGCGTTCTCCTCGGCGCTCTGGCCTTCCTCGTCAGGTTCGGCGACTTCCTGATCGTTTTCGCCTTCGTCATCATATTCTTCATCTTCATCAGGTTCGGCGGCTTCCTGATCTTCTTCGCCTGCTTCGTAGCCGTCCTCGTACTCGTCGTACTCTTCAACGTATTCCTCGTTGTTGTCTACGTCACTGAAAATTTCCGAATCAAAACCGTATTCGTCAGCCATGATATTTAAATTCCTTTCGATTTTTACGCTTTTCGTGCGAGATTTTTTTCAAAGGTGTTTTTTAGCTTCTCAGGTCTTCACCTTTGACGACCTTGTTCTTCTTCGCGGCTTTGCCGGGGAACAAGGCACTGACTGCCTGAGAACCGGTGTTTTTAATTTTGCCGGCGTAGGTCTTACCTCCGTTCAGTCCCATGTTCTCACCTCCTTTCCGGCGTACTTCATTTATTGCGGACGGCGGCGGGGACCACCCGCCTAAGCCACTTGCGGCCACCGTCCATGTATCAACTCAGCGCCCGCGGTTCGATCCTCTGCGGACCCTTGGGACGCTCGTCTGGGTTGGACGTGGGTTTTTTCTGATCATGTTTCTTTCCGCCTTTCAAAATATCGGTAACAGCCTGCGCTTCCATGGCTTCTTCCGCCATCATCGCCTGCTGTTGCTGTTGTGCCTGCATCATCTGCTGTTGCTGCATCATCATGGCCTGTTGCTTCTGTTGCTGTTCAACAAGATATTTTTTCGTGTCACCCGCGCCGGGATAGTGGTATTCATCCATCTTCTTCCAGAACAGGATCAGCGTATCGAGACTTGTCGGATCGCCGAAAGCGCCGGTCTGTAAGTTCATCCGCGTTTCCTGCCAAAGAGCTTGTCTGTCTCTGCTCAAAGGCGCGGCGTTATCAATATCAAAGATAAATTGATCGTTCCAGTAATACTCTCCGCTCTCGTCTTTCTTCAAAAAGTCGTAGCGGTCGAAGATCTCGTAGACCACACCGCCCTGAGAGTCTCTGCCCAAAATGGGACGAGGTTCATCGGCGTAGGCCAGTTTGAATTTGAAGATCGATTCATAAATCCTCTGATACGCCGCGTCCTTCATGGCGCGTTTGCTTTCCAAACGACCCGCGCTTTGCTGGGCGGCGAATTCCTTCGCCTTGCCCGATGTGGCGGTGGTGTCTCTGCGTCCTTGGAAACTGTCGGTAATACCAATGGCCTGCCGCGCTTCTTCGTAGAATCCGCCGTATAATGTATATAAACCGTTGATCTCGTTGAAGTCGGGCAGCATTTCAAAGGTGTCGATCATCTGCGCGTCCGCGGGACTTTCGATGCGAATGACTTTCATATCCTCGTTATCCGTCCTGATCGTCGCGTCGGGAGGTAACGTAACAAAAGACCCGCTTTTAATCGTGATGTCCAGCATCTTCGCGGCCATGCGGTTCAAACTGTTCTGCTGGTCTTCGATCTTGTCCACGTCACTATCGCCCATGAGCTGTCCGAACGTGGAGACCGATTTTTGCAGGATGATTGGATAGATGTCCGGCTTGAAGTAAGGTACTTTCGTCGGTTCCATCTTCGTGATCATGTTGCCGTCATCGTCAAAACTCGGCACGGCCTGCGCGCCGGGGATCTCCACGCCCAAATTGGATACACGCGGATTGTATACGTCCTCAAACCGTTCGATGGATACTTCAAACTCTTTCGCGCCGCAATACGGACAGGTGTCTTTTTTGGCGTTGTCCGGCAAGGCCGCTTTTGTTTCCTCGCCGTTGATGCCGTCGATCCATTCGTTGTCTTCGCCTTCACGGTCTTCGGTAGGATGCGTTCCATCCTTTGACGGTACGGGCAAGCGCATCGTGCTGACGGGTTCCACCGCGCCGCACTTCTTACAGCGCTTTACCATCCTCGACTGATAGTCCTCAAGGTCTTCCAGCTCGGTATCACCGACCCATGAGTACTTGCCGATGCCGCCGTTCTGGTTGCGGTAGTAGGCGACATACTGCGTAACCATGGAGGATGAAGGTTTTTCTTCCTCCCAGCTTCGGATGTCGGGTTCGTCCTCGCCTTCGTCGCTGACGGAAATGCCGTATCTTTTTTTGATGTACTCTTTCGTCTGCGGCAGTTTCAGGAAGATATAGTCCATATCCTCAATGGAAGAATAAACGCCGTCCTGTGGGACCACCTGTTTCGGATGCAGATACTGCACGGTGATTTCCCCGATGGTACTCTGCGTCCTTTCCGTGTTGTCCCACTCGAAGAGATAGAATCCGCCGCCTTGGATGGGTACGGTGCGCTCCATCATGTCGTTGATTTCTTCCATCGGCAGACGATTGACCTCGTCTAAGAGCATATCCTCGATGATCTTCGCCAGCTTTTCATCCTCTTTGTGGCGGGCTGTGACCTTCGGCGCGGGGATCGTTGTATCGACCTGCGCTTCCACCAGCTCCGCACAGATATTGCGGACGTGGTAGGCTTTTCGCTTCGTATCGTGATCGACGACGGGATGGATGTGCTTATCTCCGCGCACCAGCGCTTCGCGATGATCGAAATGATCGGAGAATGTCTTCCACGCGGCGTCGTTCTTCGCTAAGCGATCCTGCCACATCTTCAGCTTGTTATCCATAGAATCACCTTTTTTTTGCTGTCAGTTTATCGGTATGCAGATGAGGTCCCTTTTTCGTCTTCCTCACGACCGCTCTTTTTCCCTGCTTGATCGTGTTCTTTACCGTCTCGACGGTCTTCCGCTGATCAAGGAAGGTCTTCCGTCCGCCTCTGTCTTTTGCTGCCTGCTGTCTCGGCGTCTGTCTGCCTTTCCCGGATGACGATTGCAGTCTCGACTTTTCCACGCCCGCGGAAGCTCTCTTGGCCTGCGTCGGCGTCATGCCCCTGTTTCTCGCCTGTTCATAGGCGTGCGCTTGGTCTACTCGCGCCGATCCTCTTCGCGTCGATCCCAAAAACTCGTCTTTTCCGACTCGGTTTTTCCCTGTCAGCTTATAGTCGGCATCGTCTCTGGCATAGGTTCCGCGTTTCAGTCCGCTCGTCACATATCCGGTATCTTCCGCTCCCGCTTTGTCCAAAATGCCTTTTCGACGACCGTCGAAGTGGTTGTCCATCGTCTTGTCCATCACGCCGCGGATCTTTTTGTACTTGTTCCGTCTCAGGTTGCCGCCGAGCAGACTTGCGTTGCGGCGAACGTCATCTTTCGTGGGATTCACATATCGCATATTACAAAATTCCTCCTTTGGGTTTGCCCCATCGTTCTATCATCAGCCGCCTGTCTTCCTTATTGGCGACACGATAATCCTCTTTCATGTCCTCGGTCCATTCGACTTCCGTCTGTCGGACGATTTCCTTTAATTTGATCTGTCCGCTGTTTCTCGCGAATAAGGCGATAGCCAGAGCCATCACGCAGTCATCGTGCGCGCCTTCCTCCGCCTCGGGTTTGTAGGTCTCCGGGTTGCGGATGAAACTCAGCATTTCCTCCAGCGTCGTCCTGTCGTTGATCAGCTCTACGTGTTCGCGGACCAGCCTGACAAGATCGGAAATGATCACAGGTCTGGTCTTCATGTCGGTGCGGAAACCGAAAGACATCTTTACCTTGTGTGTAAGATCGTCGAATTGCTCCCGCACGAATTGCCGCGGATACCGTAGCCGCTCCAGCTCCCGTATCGGGAATGTCGAAAGGTTCGCTTCGATGGCGATCAGCGCGTCGTTATACCATCGTCCGAGACAATAACACTGCCGGGCGAATAAGTCCTCGTCCATGTCCGCTGACCGTAATATCGCGACCTGTTCGCCGCTGATGGCGTCCAGCACTTGGAGGACGCAGGCGTCGCTTCCGTCCCCTGCGGTGTCTCCGCCGATCACATACGGTCTTCGTTCGTTCGGTTCCGCGTAAACCTTAATAAAACCGTTTCTGTCGTCCTCGAAGGCGATATCTTCCGTGTCATCATGCATGATGCCGATCAGCTTAGGCGGTCTTATTTCCGTCAGTCTTCGCGATATCGCACGTCCGTCGAATACGGATTTCCCGGTGACGCCCCAGTTGCCGAGGCAGTAAACGTCGTAATAGTACTCGTCCGTATCCTTAAACGCTTCCAGCGTCCTGATCGCGTCTTCGTCAAGGAATCTGTTATCCTTGTAGGTCGTTTCGTGAATGTAAGCTCTTTCGTCCGTCTGATCAAAGAATCTCAGTTTCAGCCAATGCACAATGGAGATCGGATTGAAACTCAGAATGATCTGCTTATAGTGTTCCGTCTCGCCTCTCAAACGAATGTCGAGCTGATTGAAGTCACTCTCCAAAAGTTCACTGGCTTCCTCTATCCATATGCCGGTGATGTTGTAGATGGATTTCAGTTTCTCAACATCATCCAGCCCGGAAAAAAGGATCTCGCTTTTCGTCTCGGGAAAGTAAATCGCCATATCTCCCCTGTTGATCTTCGTCTGCACGTCGGGATAATAATCCGCGATCTGCCCGACCAACTGCGTAAAGCAACTGTTTCTGATTGTTTTCCCGACTTTGCGACAGACGAGGAAGCGATGACCGTTTTCTGCGACGCAGCGTTCAAGGATTTTTCTCCCGGCGAAAATGCTCTTTCCCGAGCCGCCGCCGCCCTTTAATATCAGGTATCGATGCTGATCGAAAAACAGAGGAACAAATTTCGCGTTGTTTGTTTCGCGAAGCCCTTTGTACCATTCCGCTAATAAAAGATCGTTATTCAGCGTTATATCGTCCGTTTTATCCGTCTTTTTTTGCATTCCGAATATATTTACACCTTCCGAAAGTGTTTTGTCGGGATTCAAAACCATTTCCATGTATAATTAAAATGATTTCTGCATTTTATTCGCTTCCGTCGCAGAAGCTCTTGATCAGATCGTCTAATTTCTGCTTTCTTTTTTCCAATGACATATCTTTAATGCGTTCTATCGTCTTGCTGCCGACGTCCATTTCCTGTCTTTCCGTAAACATAGCGTGATGTTTTCCGATCAGCTCCAACGCTTTAAGGATATCGGTCACTTTCGCTTCTGCGTTATCGCCTCTTCCGATCACGGCGAGACGTTCGGCCACTTCGTTGGTATCCATCAGCATCTTATCTTTCAATTCCGCTTTTCTCGTGGCGATGTACGCCTGTATTTCCGGCTTGTGCATCAATCTGTAGCCGTAATCTTCGGAAAACCCGGCTCTCTTCGACGCTTTCCGCACACACAGATCCCGAAGGTATTCCTCACAGAATCTTTTCCACTTATCGTCCATACATTCCAGAATTTCTTCCGTTGTCAGACCCTCGATCATTTTCCCACCGCCTTTCGTTTCAATTTTCGCGATTTTTTAATAGCAATAAAATTTAAACTCTCGTTTCTTATCAATTTTCGCGATTTTTATATAGTTAAAGTAATCAATCTATCGTTTCTCATCAATTTTTCGCATAAAGAAAGAGACCGCCGTTTCAGGCGATCTCTATCAGGGAGAATGAAAAATGAAGAGGTGAACATGTATCTCTCAAATCAACACACTACCATTATACTGATATCGATACTGCAATACCATGTAGCGTCCGAAAAATTTTTTCATTTTCCTTCCAGTTTTTCCAGCGCGCTTCTTTGTAGGTTATACAGATGTCGCGGCGTCTCGAAACCCATGTCCTCGGCCACCTGTTCCCACGTTTTTCCGCGGATGTAATGGTCGTACATAATATTCCTTTCCGTGTCGGGCAACGTCTCCAATACGGTTTCGATATGACTCAGACGGTCCAGAAGCTCTCGCGTGCTGTCTTCCATCCGCGCGGCCACATCAGCCAATCGTGAAGCCGCTGATCCCGTGGGATCTGATATTTGCCGTGTAGGAATGCCGTCGCCTGTCCGGATCAGACCCAGCAGGTCTTCACGCTCTTCGGCCAGTAACCGTATCCTTTCTTTTAAGCGGCGATACGCCCGCAGTTCTGACTTATTCATCTCCAACCTCGATAGATAGTTCCGTATGATTCGCTGATTTTCTTTTCATATGCGTGATCGATGCATTCCGGGTTACCGTAAAGCTTGCGACCCTCCGCGGCGTATTCGTCCCTGTCGCGGAAAAACGGGCAATTTCCGTCAACGCAGTAAAATTTCTTCAATGCGCGACATTTTTTGTATGTTTTTCTTCCATCGCCTTCGATGTACGCAAAACAGTCTTTCCGCGGCAGAGAGATCCCGTATTCGCCGTACAGCGATTTTACGAATGCATTCCACACAGGCGACTGCGCGCAATCCTGCGCTCTTTTTTTTCCGTAGAGCCATTTTACGCGCATATTGTTATTCCTGCAGTACCTTTCAAATGCTTTGGATTCGATGCCCAACATATCAATGATGTTTTTCCGCGTCGCCCGGTAAATCATCTTAATATCGTCAAGGTACTCCATCTGCTCTTCCACGGGATACTTCGCAAAGTCCCGCCATCTCATCGCTTTAATTTCCATTTTTTTCCTCCGACAACTGGTCATCCATAACATCTAAAAACTGCAGTACACACCTCCGCCAATCAGCGTCCATGAATTTAAAAGCACTGATAAAAAGGCCAAACGATTCATAGGCTTTCGTTTCGTTCATTTCTTCCTGCGCGTTTAATTCTTTATAAAACGCTTCGCATTCATCAAACACAGGGCAATCCTCTTCACACTTATCTTGCATAAAACAAACTCTATACAAATGTTCCCTCATCACCCCGATACGCATGGATTGCTTTTTTGTCATATTCATTCTTCTCCCTCCAACAACTGTTCGTTGATGTTATCGCCAAGGATGAAATGACCTCCGTCGGCAAGCCCTTTGACGATACTATTTTTTAAGTCCTCGTCTCCCAGTTCCGTAAGCTCCACAGATAGGTCACAGGCAAGGTCAATGATTTCTCTGATCCGTGCGTCCTCTTTTCCCTCTTTGTAACCGTAGGAATAGCCACGCTCCCAACCGGAGTTATAGCCGGCGTTGTAGTCTTTATTCTCCATCTTTTCTCCTCCTCATGGGAACGAACCGCCCCGGCATTTCATATTCGCAATATTTACAGCGACCGCACTCGTCCATCAAAATCAACTCTCCGTCTTCCGTGATTGCAAAACCCTCCATGTCACAATAACACAATTCTTTTGCCCAGTCTTCGTGTAATGCAATATTATAGGGATCAGCTTCTTTCCCGGTTTTTTTGTCCAATACCCAAAATTCTTTCTCATCATCGGGATATTTATATTTTTGTATCGAATCAACAAGATTAGAAAAAATGGTAAACAATTCTTCAACCTTTTCAACTCTTTTTTTATGTTGGTCAATCTCATTTTTTATGCTTAGCATATCATTTTCTAAATTCATCTTTTTCCTCCTCGAAAAGGCTCTGGCAACGGCATCCATGCTGTTACGACATCATTATAACTGAGATAGCCGTTCGTCCATTTACCTTTCACCAAGCTCACCATTCCAACTTCCTTTTGACCATCCTCAAAAACGGCGGTAGCAAGCACAGTTTTATTTTCTTTGGGCAGCCCCTCCGAAATAGGTGTCCATTTTTTGGCGTTCATCTCACTTAATGCAACCCTATAACCGTCATAATATCCCTCGTTGTAGATTTGCAGTTCTTTAGCTTTTGATATTATTTTCATTTTTCTTCCTCCCTCGCTTTCTCAAATTCACCTGCGTATAGCTCGTTCCAACAAATATCGCAATCTCGAGAACATTCATCCAATATATTCACGAGGTCGTTGAAGCAGGTTTGCGGTAATCCATCACCATTCAGTATCGCTTTCGGAAACATCTCAAAAAAAGCCTCAGCCCGTGTTTTTTCGTGATTTTCGTCTGACCACTTTTGAACGATGTCGATGTGTTCCTGCGTGATAAAACGTACATGATAACAGCTTACCCCCACACCTTTAAGGGGGCAATTAGAACAATCTCTGTTTTTGTCGGCATCACACATTCTATTGCGCTCATGCGCATAGTCCAGCGTCTTGTTGCAGTCGTATTTCATTTTTTTTCCTCCTTTTGGTAATCGTCAAAATTGTCAACACACCAGAAGATCCTCGGTGAATTGACCCACCTTTGCAGTTTTTTCAGCTTTTTCGGCGCTGTATCCTTCTGGTAGATCATTACATATGGTTGTACGTTGATCGACCTCAAAAAATAAATCCGTTCGAGGTCTTCCGCAATCGTGCTGTTATAGTTCGTCAGGACATAGGCGCTAATTTTATGGTGATCATAGCCCAGCCCTTTCACCGCCTTTTCAAAATGGTCTCGTAAATTTTGTTTCGGGTTGTCCCACGCGAAATGGATCATCGTTGTTCTGATTTTTTTCAGCAGGTCTATAATTTCGTCATCCAGCAACCTGACGTCAAGCCCTTGTGTGAAGTCGATGCTTGCTCCCGAATCGGCAAGGTCATTCAAGCATTTGACCATCCACTGTCTGTCATGACAGGCGAGAAGGTTAGGATCAAGCAGCTTGATTTCTTTTTGACCGTTCCAGAAGTCTCTGAGGTTCGCAACCGGAATGCTTTTACAGCCCTCCTTCTGTGACACAATACAGAATCCGCAGTTCCTCGGGCAGCCCCTTGTCAGGAATCCGTAAGCCGTATCCTTGATTCCGTAAAGGTCATAATCAGGCATGATGGTATCATAGTCAAGCGGAACACTGTAATTTTTTTCCTGTAAGAACACCTCCTTCCCATCAACGATATCTATCTGATAACCTGTGCCACCTTTAACGAGGTCATCGGCATTGATAGGGAAAGAATAATCCTCAGAAAACGAAAAGACCTTTGACATATACACCCGATCATACCAACCGCCGAACAGCGGCTCATACATTTCCACAGTATCCCCGATTTCACGGTGCTTCGCAGAAAACTTCATGAGCGAGAGATTGGGAAAATGATGTCCGTCAACATCGATCAGACCGATCTTCATTCTTCTCCCTCCTCTGTATAAAACTCGCAAACATCGGGCACGCACTCCTCACCGTAATCGTCAAATTCACACAAAGGGCATTTTTCCATTTCCAGCGGAGATATTCCCGTTCTCGTGCATTTTGCATTTTCGGGCAGAACATAGATTTCAATGCCGTCTCGTGTGTTGATGTTCATTCTTCCACCCTCTCACTTCTTTTTTCTCTGCGCAATACGCAGGTCTTTATTGCCGAGGTGCACAAACCGGCAACAACCTACAAGCCTTGAATACACTCTCGCCCCGAGGCTTTCTTCGATTTCCTTCTGGTTCAGATTCGTCGTAACAATCAGCGGTTTTTCGTAATTAAGGCGATAATTCAGAATGTCGAAAATCACTTTCACCGACCAGTCAGTGTAGTTATGCGCGCCGAGATCGTCAAGGATAAGCACAACGGCGTTTTTCACTTCGTCCATCAAATCCCGTTCGCTCGTTTCGGAATCCTTGCGGAAGGTATCCTTGATTTCGTCGAGGAAATCCGGCACCACCACAAAGCGAACGTCAACATCCATCTCCACAAGCCTATTTGCTACGGAAGCGGCGAGGAATGTCTTGCCGCTTCCAACCGTGCCTTCAAAGAGCAATCCGCTTGTGTCTCTGCCTTTCGTGATATCATCCACAAACTTTTCCGCAACATCACGAATGGCGATCATCCGCTTTTTATCGTTAAAAAGGTCAATATCGAAACTGTCAAAGGTCTGCTTTCTCAGATATGGCGTTATACCTGCCTTTTCTTTTCTTGCGTTGATGATTTTTTCAAGCTGGCAATCGCAGATATAAGCGATTCCATCCTTGAAGATAACACCTGCGTCCTTGCAGATAGGGCAGTTATATTTTCGCTCCGCCTTTTTAAATCCATCGATCATAAAATTCAATAGTTCCACCTCATTTTTAAACATCACAGCACCTCGTAAATGTCGTCCGTGTAAATATCATCATCTGGCAAGTGTAAAGATCGCTTCGGTCTGTCCCGTCCTTTCGGTTTTTCTCCACGTTCCTCGTCACGCCGCGCCCAGTTCAGAATGGTCGCGTAGTGGGATTTATATTTTTTCCCCGTCGATTCGATATAACCGCTCAACCGCTCTATCCTGTCGGCAAAATCGATATAGTTCTCCCGCAGTTTGTGATATTCATCGTCAGTCAATAAGACGTTTTTAAAAAAACCGTATTGAGACTTTTTCGGCGCGGGTGCTTTCTTTTTAGAATCCCGAAGGGATTCTTTTTCTTTAATATCAGTATCACTATCAGTATCACTATCAGCTTTTTTTGCTTTTTCTGAAAACCTTTTGCTTTTTTTGGTTTCTTCAAAAACCATTTGCTTTTTTTGCTTTTCTTCGGAAGCGTTTGCTTTTTTCGGTCTTCCACCTTGTCTGCCTGCTTCTGCCCTTCGTTCACAGACTTCACGATACTTTTCTTCGTTCTCGTCAATGGTTTGCTGAATAGGAATAAAAACGATGTCGGCACCGAAAGGAAGGTCATCGACTTCGCCCGTTTTGCGATAATGAAAGATCGCTTTCAGTAATTTCCCGGCGTCTTCATCGCTTAATTTGTCGATCATGGCTCCTTGCCTGTCTTCCAGTAAAAAACTTTTTTCAGCCATTATCCTTCCCTCCTATCAAATCAAACCAATCGTCCGCCCTCATCGTCACCAGCCATGGCGTCCCATTCTTCCGATGCGCAACGATAGGGATATCCCCTTCTCTCGCGTCACTCTCAGATTGCGACATGGCGGCGTGTATGTTCAGCGCCTGAACACGCTTGATCTCCATATGGAAACCCGGCACACCGACCACGTCGGCGCTACCGTCGGCGCCGCAAAACTGCTGACCCCTCCTGGCGTCGTAGCCGTGATCACGGCAGACCTGCGCCCATTCTCGTTCTCCGCGCTTTCCTTTCTCTCTGCTGTTCATCGCTCAAAACCTCTTTCCGTGCTTGTATGGACGTGTCTTGTTGTATTCATGTTTCAGTTCCACGATCTCTTCGACATCCAAATCCTCCGAGCCGAACCAGTCAAGGATGCGTATCAAACAATCTGCCATTTCAACGGCGGCGCCTTCCGGTTTTCCGTCGACTCCTGCATAAACCATATCAGCGCCCTTCCTCGCTTCTTCCAAAGCCTCGGAAAGCTCCGAATGGCACAAAGCCACGATCTCGGCGAACGGTCTCTCATCGTCCCACCAGCCATGTCTCATGGCGTTGTGATGGATTTCCTTCGCCCGATCGTTCAGCGTTTTCGGCCTTTTTTCCATTTTAATTTTCATTGATAGTTCCTCCCAAATATTTTCAAAAAGTCCTCGTCGGGATATGTGTTTTCGAAGACGATCTGCGCTTTTCTTTTCAGCTCCACGTCCAAAAGGTGTCCGTTTTTTCCATGGACGCCGTCGGTCCCTCGGTGGCATTGATAGCACAAAGGCACGACCAATCCCCACTTTTTCGAGAGATCCCGCTTGCCGCTGCCGAAGAAAACCTCATGCAGTTCGATGCTGGCGATCGCGCCGCAAACCACGCAGCGGTGCATATCGTCAGCCAAAATGGAAAAGCGATCAGTATCTTTCATCTTCTTTTTGCTCATAACTTCGCCCCCCAAATAGCCAGTATCCAGACGCAGAGCAGGGAGATGATTAAGAATAACGTCATCATTTATCCTCCTCCTTGAATTTGGCCAGCGTCTCCAAAAAATGGCGCCCGATCTTTTCGGGATCATTGTCCAACCCTTCGCAGATGATGCGCAGGCCGTCCGGCGTCAAAACACGGCCATGCAGTTTGTCGGCTTGGTACTGTTCGTATTTCGCGTATTCTTTATTTGAAATCCGCTTCATGATCCCCACCTCGAATTCATCGCGTCCAGTTCCTCATCGGTCAGCGTTTCGATATCAAGGTCATGGCATTCGTTGACCACGCCGCTGATCAGTCGGTTCATTTCCCGCTGATCGTAACCATGGCTGCCGTAAAAACATAAAAGCTGGATGCCGACTTCCCCGCCGATCTCCACGGGACCGATCTCTTTCACCGTTCGCCACTCGCTCTTCAACCGTTCCACGGCGGAAGGCCGTACCACAACGGGCGTAAACACACCGTACCGTTCCAGCATATCTAAGTAGACGGATTCTTTGTCAGTATTAAGCACCGCCGCGATCTTGTCCAGCAGGACCCACATATAGGCATTGGAGTCAAGAGAGCGTTTTTTCGACGGTTTTTTGATCTCGATAGATAAATCCATATCAAGATATTTTTCAAAGTCTTCCGCCCGCGTGCCTCTCGCTCCCTGAATAATAACGGACGCGCTATGCCACTGGCTCATCACTGTGGTGATCCGTCCCTTGATCTTCATTGCCGTACACCTCCTCGTAGGCTTCTTTCAGCAGTTCGTTCGTTAACTCGTAGCAAAACGGAATCGCCTTGTATTTCCGCTTTTCGTCCCGCAGCCATATACAACGACCGAACACAGGCTCAACGCCTGTGCGGTACTTCAATCCGATGGCATACAGCGTAAGCTGATAGCTGAGATAATTCACGTCAAGGACGGATGTCCGTTTGATATCGGCCACTCCTGTCTCTCCGTCTCTCGATGATACCAGCATATCCATCCTGCCCGCGGCGACGATCTTTCCTTTGTAGGGGATAACAAGTAAAATCTCATTTCCCATGCAGGTAAATCCGTATTGCCTTTTCAGAAAAAGATAATTCCGAAACTCCTGCTCACACTCGGCGGGCGGGATGAAGGCGGTGATGTCTTCCGCCTTCTCCGCCGCTTCGATCGTCTCATGTAGCAAGGTTCCCCTTGCCGCCGCACGCTCCAAAATGCTCTTCGGGATATTTTCGTATTTCTTCGGAAAGCGTCTGTGAATGAGCTGCGTCACGCTCGGTACTTCGATCCCGTCCACGATGTAACTGTGTGTATCGTCGTCATATTCCACGACGTGACCGGCGACTTCGTGTGTTTCCCAGATCATTTTAACTTGATCCTTATCTGCGACTTTACGGGAGACATGGAAACGTAAGCATCGTAGACTTCGGGCATATCCTCCCGTAAGGCTTTACTGTCGAACCGTTCACGGTCCGTCGGTTCCACGTAGGTGACGGAGAGGTTATCGGTGTCGATTTTCTTCACGCCCTGCGCTTCCATAGCCGCTTTCAAACTGTGTCTCAACTGGTCCCGCTTCGCGATCATGGAGGCCGTTTCCGCTTCCACGGCGGCGATCATAACCATGCTTTCGGAGGCCAGCATTCCGTCTCGGATGATCAGTTCCGTCATGGCTCACACCCCCTCAAAAGCCTGCTGCGCTTCTGCGGCAAGCTCGGCCTCGTATGCCTTCTCCTGCTGCTCCTGCTTCTTCTTCATCGTCTTGATGACCTCGGAGGCTTGCTCCTTAGTCAGCAGATCGATAGTGCCGATGCCGTAGTGCTTCTTGATCCAGTCCTTCGTCTTCGCGGGATAGTCGTTGATGATTTTCTTTTGGTAATCCGAAAGATAATCCGCTTCTTCCTTCGGCTCTTCCGTCTTGGTTACGCCGTCTTTGAAGATGTCGTCGGAATGAATCTGATCGGGATCGTCGCCTGTAATGATTTTGTAGGCTTTCATAAGCGCGTATTTGTCGGCGTATGTCATGGCCTTCCCCGGCGACTTGTCACCGACGTCAAGGCCGTCGCCGTAACTGACGACATCCATGTAGTCGGAAGGATCTTCCATGTTCACGAAACGATACTTTGTTTCGATTCTCATAAACAGGCGCTTCGTCTCATAGGTCTTTCCTTTGTATTCTTTTTCACTTGTGATCACGTCTTCCGTGGTGATTTGGCGCTCCGCGGGATAACTGTACACGCCGTGTTTCGCCTCCAACGGTTTCACGGCGGCGAGAACATCAGCCTCGCCTGTTGCTTTATATTTGCTTTTCCCTTCGCCGACTTCGAGATTCTTCGCGACCGCTCTCAGTTCTTCGGTGATGGCGCTCATGCGTTGATAGATGTTCATTTTTTCGCCCTCCTCATATAGTCCGCGAGATCGCTCCCTTTCATCACGATACAACGACTACCGACCCTCATCCAAGGAATCTCCCCGTTTAAAAGGAGTTCGTCCAGTTTTTTGTATCCTATGCCGAGGAAGTTCCGAGCCTCTACCTTCGTGTATAATGCCTCTGGTTCAGCAGTCAATTTCCGTTTACGTTCGGCCTGTTCGGGAATATCTGGATATTTTTGTATATAATAATTCAGCAGTTCGGCAAGCGTACTGGAAACGCTTTTGTCGACCAAAAACGCCAGATCCTGTACATAGTTCCATACGTCCGGTTCTACATTGGTGGCAAGTGTTTTCTTCATTTTTCTTTCCTCCTAAAAAAATTAAAGCGGAATTTCATCCAGTTCATCGACGGTATCGAATCCGTCTTTTTTCTTGGTATTTAAAAACTGTACGTTATTGGCAACGATCTCGGCGATGCTTCGGCGGGAACCGTCATTCGCTTCGTAGTTGCGAATCTGCAAACGTCCGTCAATGGCGGCAAGGCTGCCCTTGCTCAGATACTTGTCGCATATCTCGGCAAGTCCCTTCCAGCAGATGACCGGCACGAAGTCGGTCTCGGTCTCGCCGTTCGCGTTCTTATAGTCTCTGTCACAGGCCACGGTGAACGATGCCACCGCTGTCCCGCTGTTCGTAGTTCTCAGTTCGGGATCCTTTGTTAAGCGCCCGATGATGGTGATTCTGTTTAACATATTTCCTCCTCTTAAAACCATTCGGAATTCCATACGGATCGGTCTTCCCGCTCGTCTTCTTCCTCTTCGTAACCATCGAGTATCGTTTCAAGCTCACGCTCTTCGCGGAGCAGTTCTTCATATGTAGTCATTTCCTCAGTTCCTCCTCTTCTTCGAGTATCTCGATGGCACTCCTCAGTTCGTCAAGCACCTGCACCATCTCCCTCTGCATCAGAGGGCTCGTTGTGGGAAGGGCTTCGATGATCTTGTTAAAAAGATGTCTTGCCTGCGGCAGATTGACGATGATCTTATAGCGTTCGCTCATTTGACATTCCTCCTGAAATCGGTTATAATAATTGTTAGACATAATTCTCATTCTTTTTTTCCTGCGCTTTCGGTGCAGGTCTTTTTTTATGCCAGTTCGTAGCGCATGAACCGTATCGGATCGCCGTAGCGGTTCCTTTTTTTTATGATGGTCTTCTTGAATTCGTAGCCAAGCCGTTCAAGTTCGCAGATCCTCGCGGGCAGTTCCACTATTCCGAGTTCGGTGAACGCTTCCGCCCTTGTGATGCTGCCTTCGTCTCTCAGATACTGAATGACCCGATCTCTCTGATTGACCATGTTCTCACCTCCTCACATCGGTTTGATCAGAGCGAGGATGAAGATGATGGCCAGCATCACGAAAGCGCCCTGCCATTGACTCGCTCGGAAGTCTCTTTTTCTTTGCAATTTCCTGCGTTCTCTCGCTCTTCCTTTCGCTTCCCAATATTCTTCCGCGACGTAGATTTTTCTCTCCAGCTCACGTCCTTCCGGCGTCAGCCACGGCGCGATCTTGATTTCTTCTTCCTGCCGTTCTCCCCAGCAGGTTCCGCTCAGCAGTTTGTTCATTTCAGCACCTCCTCAAAAAATTTTCCGCAAAATCTGTTCGGGTTCACACTGCGCGGCCTTCGCGATCAGCGCAATATCGTCGCAAGTCCACGTGTTTGATCCGCTTAGTCTGTTGTTCAGACTCGCCCTGCTCATGCCGATCAGTGCGGCCATCTGATCTTTCGTGTATCCTTTCACCGCCATCAGCGCGGCAACGTTGCCGTTGACAGTGTTCCGAAGCTCTCTGACCTTCCTCGGTATCGACTTTTCCATCTTCGCACCTCCTTATTTTAGTCTTAAAGACTAATCTGTCTGCAAAAAAATAAGATCGTCGAGCGGAATACCGAACAACGATGCCATTTCTTTGGCCTTCACCACATCGGGAAATGTAGTACCGGCCTCATAATTCTGATAAGTAGCTTTGCAAATGCCGAGCATTTTAGCGCACTGCACCTGTGTTAAACCTTTATTGACGCGTGCAGCCTTGAGCGTTATCTTCATCTCTTTTTCCTCCTGTTCTCAATTTAGTCTTTAAGACTAATAATATAATACACCATCCCGAAATCTTTGTCAAGTCTTTCCGACGATTTTTTTTAATAAATTATTGACTTTTTTTAATTCAAAGCCTATAATTATAGTACACACAAAAACAGGAGCAAAAAGGAGAGGTTGACATGACGAATGAAAAAGAAAAGAGAATCTTCGCAAAAAACCTGCAAAAATATATGGACATTGCCGATGTCGACAGGAATCAGTTGTCCAAAGATACGGGCATCAAATATCCGACGATCTGCGAATGGCTGAATCTGCGAAAGTATCCTCGCATTGACAAGATCGAAATGCTCGCCAATTATTTCGGTGTACAAAAATCCGATCTGATCGAAGACCATGACGAGGCTGTATCCAAAACCGTACAGATCCCCGTTCTCGGCAGCGTCCCCGCGGGGACACCCGTCGAAGCTGTGCAGGACATTATTTCCTATGAAGAAATACCCGAAAAATGGCAGCGGAACGGCGAATACTTCGCGCTGAAAATCAGCGGTTCTTCCATGTTTCCCGCCATCTGCGACGGCGATATCGCTATCGTCAAAAAAACCGATGAGGTAAAGAATGGTGATACCGTCATCGCTATGGTCAATGGTTATGAAGCGACTTGCAAGAGATATAAAAAAATGGGAGACAGCATGATGCTGCTCCCAAATAATCAGGATTACGATCCGATGTTGTTTTCAAAATCGGATATTAAAAATTTACCGGTGAAGATCCTCGGTAGAGTCGTTGAACTTCGTCGCAAATTTTAATTATTTCCCGCCGGCGCATTTGTTGCAGGGATCGGCGTGACCATGTGTTCTCGCGTACTCCAGCGATCCGGACTTGATCTCATGCGTCGTCTGGAGCAAAAGCTCACAACCTGGATCAAGGTGATAGGATTTCGCTGATGCGCTTTCGGCGTACCATACGGTGGGATTTGCGCTGCCGGCGATCCCTGCCGGCGCTTCACCCTCTTCGCAGTAGTCAAGGTTTACCCATCCTCCGGCACTTCCGTATACGGTATACCCCCATTCTCCACGGTATTCGTATATGATAATGTTCTCACCTTTCGGTACTGTTCCGTTGCTGATCGTGCCTCCGGGATCATTCCACAAGTTGATGTGATCGGAGTCTGTAGGATTTACCCAGTAAGGATCTTCCACATAATCTTCAACGAAGACGTCTTGGTCTGACAAATCGTTTTGAACTCCATCATCTGCCTCAGTCCCTTCGTCTTCGGTAACTTCCTCGGCAGGATATTCCGGCGCCGGTTCATCCTGCACGGCGTCGGCGACGCTGGTCTTGCTCCCCGCTGTGGCGTACCCGGCGATCCCTCCGATCAGGATGGCGCAAATAAATACAAGCGCGACGATAATAATATTTTTTTTATCTGTCATCTCTGTTTCACCCCCTTTTTCATTATAATTTTAAAGAAAGGAAATGTCAATCATGGCAAAAGCGCATCAGCTTCCCTCCGGTCAATGGCGTTGCCAACCGTTCGCCAAAGGCAAGAGAGGAAATATCATCGCCGATAGTAAGATCGAGGCGGAATACCTCGCGGATCAATGGCGGAAAAACACCATCGAAACAACAAAGCCGGAAAACCGCACCGTCGCCGAGATGATGGATAGGTATATCGAGGAGCGTTCCAATATCCTTTCCCCGACAACGATCATAGGTTACCGCCGCATCCGCAGATTATACTTCCGGGATATCCTCGACCGGAAAGTATCCGATCTCTCCGCTTCCGATGTTCAAATGGAGATCAATAAGATGGCGGCGACGCTCTCGCCGAAGACGATCCGCAACGCCGTCGGTTTCCTTAATTCCGCCTGCGATTTCCGCTTTCGTCTGACCCTGCCTCAAAAAGAAAAGAAGATTTATAACACCCCTGGAGTAAAAGGAATCAAAAAAATCATCGATCAGACAAGAGGTTCGGAGATAGAAGTTCCGACGCTTCTCGCCCTCTGGTGCGGTCTCAGACTGTCAGAGATCAGAGGCCTCCGATGGGATCACGTCTTCCCGGACCGTATCATCATCGATCAGGCCATCGTCGATGTGGACGGCGTCCCAACGATCAAAGGCACGAAAACGAAAGAATCCACCCGCGTCATCGAGATATCGCCCTGGTTGTATAATCGGATCATGAGAGACAAGAACGAAAGCGATTATGTGACCATCCTGTCGGGACAAGCCATCTATAAGCGTTTCCGCAAACTTACCGACGGCATCTGCCGTTTCCACGATCTCCGCCACGCGAATGCTTCCGTGATGATGATGCTGGGCATTCCCGATAACGTAGCGATGGAAAGAAACGGTTGGGAGACCGAGAGCATTTATAAGAAGACCTACGCTCAAGTCGCATCGGAATCACGAAGAGAATCAGCCCAAAAACTAAATATTTTTTTCCAAAGTCTCGTCAATTGATATTATTCGTGTGCAATTTCGTGTGCAATATCATGTGCAAAATACTGTATTTCACGCTATATTTTTATTCGCAGGAACATTTTTTTATTGAAGCATATAAACAAAAACCGCAGTACAAAGAGGAATTTCCTCCATATACTGCGGTTTTCTTTTGGTGGAGATGAGGGGAGTTGAACCCCTGCAATCATCAAATTAAACAGGCATTATATTTTAAGATGTGCAATTTCGTGTGCAATCATCCCAAAACATTCTCATGCCAGAACGACCCTCGTGATCTGTTCGTCCGTCTGATTGACGATGTCCCCGAACCATAGCCAATACGCGCGCCAGCGGCGGCAGAAGCGACCTCTGCGGCGGTCGGGAGGACAATTCCTCTCGACGCAGATTTTCCGCCGTTTCTCGCCACCGTAGGCGTCGAGGTACGTTTTGCGGAATCGATCTCTCGCGCTGTCGGCAACATGATACCTTTGGCGACGGAGGTCTGAGTCCGTCTCGCTGCAGGTGTTCTCGTTGCTTTGCTCGAAGACTTACCCGAAGATCCTCCCGAAGAAGAACCGGAAGATCCCGAAGATCGTGTCGTCGTCGGTGCGTAGGTAGGAGTGTAGTTTGCGGTTTCGGAGGATGTCGTTGCTTTGCCTTTTTTACCGCTGCCGCCGCTCTTCTTTCCTCCGCTCTTACGGCCTCCGCCACCACCGCTGCTTGACTTGGTGGGAGCGTAGGCGGAATAGTCCGGATTCTTTGCGATGCTTACGGTCTTCCAACTGTCAAAGTCGAAAAAGTCTCTCGGATTGACATAGCTTCCGTTGACTTCGACCTCAAAATGAAGGTGCGGTCCTGTTGAAGCTCCCGTGCTCCCGCTTTTGGCAATCAGTGTGCCGGCGTTGACGGTATCACCGGGTTTCACACCGATCTCGGAAAGATGGCTGTATGTGGTTTTCATACCGTCACCGTGGTCAATGACGACTCTGTTACCGTATCCGCCTCTTGAACCGGCGAATTCTACGACGCCCTTGCGGGCAGAAACAACGTCCGTACCCATGCCGACGGCAATATCAATGCCGGTGTGCATCTTTTGCTTTCCGCTGATAGGATGAGTTCTCATGCCGAATTCCGAGGATATCCGCGCCTCTTTGACTGGCATATACTTTGTATTCGCCTGAATCTCTTCGGCCTTTTCCTTCAAGGCGTCTTTGTTCGACTTCGTCGTACCGCTGCCGCCGTCCTTAAAGGTAGCTTCGGTCTTGTAACCGCCGACCTGCGTATATAGTGCTTGCTTCTCAGCCGCACTATAAGGCTGATTATCCAACCATTGGACGAATTTCTGGCGTTTGGAGTCGTGGACGGTCTTCCCGTTCTCATCCTTGTCGCCCGTCAGCCCGGAAAAATAATTGTAGGCGTCAACGAAGTTCTGCGGATCGGCGGAGGAATATTCCGACTTGACCGTATCCCACTTGACTTTGGCGCTGTCAGACATATGATCGATCACCCAATCGGGACCTTTCGTGTCGGCCTGCCATGCGTCGTAGATATCCTTGTTCATGTCCTTGCCGCCGTAGATGTCAGAGGCATATTCAAGGATAGATTTAGCGTCCTTCACTCCAACTCGGTAGATGTCGTTCATCTGTTCGCGGATCTCCCGCATCTTCGCAAGGCGTTCCTTCCACGTCAGCGAGGCATCCTTGGAGACATAATTCAGTTCGTCTCTCAGCGCTTTGAGATCCTCGTCGTGGTCTTTGAATCCTTTCAGCGCGACGGCATACGGCGTATCCTGTCCGTAGTAGTCGGAAAGCCCTGTATACTCGTCTTTCAGGTCATAGTAATCTCCCGCGAGTCTGTTGCTCAGAACCGGATCAAGATAGAATTTCCCCCACATGGAGTCTTTGAATGCGTCTTGGATCATATCAACGAAGCGCTGATCCTGTCCGTCTCCTATTGCGGAGATGAACGGTTGAGCCAGTTTCGTCCACGAACCGCCGTACTGTTGGAGCAGATAATCAATTTTGATCGGCGAGAGGTCGATATACTCAGGCGACATTTCTTTTCCGCCCGAAACAATATAGTGCAGGTACTCTGCGATCTTCCTCGCGACGATGGAAGTATCTTCGTTCGATTCTGTCCAGTGGAAACCGTCTTGTGCCTGTTCCCATTGCGAAACAATCTCATTTCCCCAGAAGTCTCTGTTCTTCGCGACGTCTAAAACAGGCTGCAGGATGTTATTGGTCAGCGGATTTCCGGGCATAATATTTTCAGCAAACAAGTCCCACTGCGTATACAGAAGATCCATTGCGCTCATATCGCCCGAAAGCACTTTTTCACCGTTGTATTCCCAACCATAGATAAATGAAACAACACGGCCTTTCGGGATACGAATCCACCCGTCCATACCGGGCAGTTTGATATTGAGATAATTCGTCCGTTCGTAGTCCGCCATTTCTGCGTACTCTTGGACGACCTTTGCGGCGTCTTCCCCGAAAAGGAATTTCAGCAGTTTATTCTTATCTTCGTCATCATCATTTCCGCCGTACAGCCAATCCGCGATCATGGACGGAGCCAGTCCGACGGCGGCCAGCTTGATCATCAAACCGAGAATATTAAGCAGGGTTTCCTGTTTTTTCTCGCCTTTGACCTGTGTGAACATTCTGCGGAATCTGTCCATGCCTTGAACACCGGCGTTGAGGAACGTAGCGCCGTAGGTATTCGCCGCCTTGACGACGGTCCCGCTTCGACCAAAATTAACAGTGGCATCGGCGGCACGATAAGCGGAGATCGTTTTGATTTCTTCGTCGCTATATTCGTTTTTGCCGTTTTTGCGTTCCTTCGTTAAGCGGTCGCACTCTTCGAGGTAGACCGTGTAGCGAGGCCACTGTTCAATAAGAAAGTTCCAGAAGTCGATACCCTTGAACGGGATCGCTGCCTTGTCTTTCAGTTTTCTCGCTTTGGATCTCCGCCTTTCATCATATTCAAAGAATGAAGACGACGCTGCACCGAAACTCAGATACTCGGCGAAGCTGTCATGCCCCTTTTTATGGAAGATGTCAGACAGCGCCTTTACCTGGAAGAGAGGCAAGCGTTCCGCGTGCTGATTGTACAGGTACATATCGATCGAGTCTTTGATGCCGTTCGTCGCCCAGAAGATCGGATTGTACTGCGTCAACACCCATCTTCGGAGCGTGTTCATCTTTCTCAGCAGCTTCGGGATAGAGGTCTCGTCTCTGTAATAGTTCAGACGATCCCATCCGTAGAGCAGATTTTTATCGGCAACGGCGATATTATATTTCACGCCGTCGAGATAAACGGGGATCAGATTGTCCTCACCGTCGAAGTCTCGGTTTTTCAGACCTCTGTCTTCGATCTGACCGATACCGTAAATATAATCCTCATTGCCGGAGGTAGGTTCTGCAGGTCTCACATCGATGATGTAATCCCATGCTCCGTCCTTGTTATAGGCTTTCACGAGTTCGGCAGCAAGCTGATTCTTTTTGCAGGCTTTGACGATTTCCTGCGTTCTGCGTACCATCTGATCGTAAAGCGGGATCAGATCGGCGTTGCTCTTCTGCGCTTCCTTTATGACTTTATTCGTCCGTTTTACGATATTCCCGTTCCTGTCGAACACTTCATCCTCACGGAGACGGAACGTCGGAACATAGTGCGGGTACTTCGTTGTGAAGTATTCAAAGTCTTCTTCGGAGATAACGCCGCTTTCCACGCAGAGCCTTAATAACCTCTGACCGTAGAGGACAAGGTCATCGGCCATCTTGACGACTTGTTTGTTCTTTCCGATCTCGTCAATAATTGCCTGGCATTCTTCTTCGGAAAGTTCCATGAATCCCTTGTCGTATTTCATACGGTCAATGTTGTGCTGTGCGTAGACATACCGCGTCAGGTCTTTCAGAAGAGCGTCGGATTCCTTCGTGCCTTTCAGCGCGGGCTTCATAATGTTTGTCAACGATAATTTTTCATCGACGAATTCAACGTCATACTCATCGCCGTTCTGCTTGGTGCGCGCCACCTTCTCTTTGGCTCCGTCCAGCTTGCGGATGCCGTGGCCGTTGATGTAATCTCTTGCGATACTCATCGACGCCTTCGCCGCGTAGTAACGTGCGGCCAAAAGCGGATTTTTCACCGTATTAGCGAAGCGTTCAAAGGCTTCCCCTTCGGCAAGGAATAACTTTTTACTGTCACGCAGTACACTGAGTATTTGCAGTTTTCGAGAGTCAACCTCTTTCGGATTATCCGTCAAGAGGTTGGTCTGTTCGATCATCCGCGCTTCTTCGATGTCCGCTTCAAAGTCAGCGATCATCTGCACCAGTTCGGTGCGGGCGACTTCCTTCATTTCCTCATCGGTGAACATCATGTCGAGGAGATCATCGACGTTTTCCATCTTGATCTGGAAAGATTTATCGGTAGCCAGTTTCACGCCGGCGCCTGTGAACATATCAAGTCCGATGCGGTCAATAGCTTCTCCCAATTCTCCCGCGAAATAATTTCCGGGTTTTATTTTTGTGGGACCGCCATCCTTGAAAACAGGTTTCTTATCATAGCGGTACTTCATGACATCGAAATACAGGAAGGATTTCTGCGACGCGGGGATTTTCAACGATACGATATATTCAAGGATGTCCCGCTTCGTGTAGACTCTGTTTCCTTTCTCGTCGCGTTCCGTCTGCATCTTCTGCAGTTCAGCGTAGACTCCGTAGAAGTCTTCCTTCTTCATGCCTTCCTGCTCTGCAAGGATGGTCAGTGCGAAGGAAGGAACGACGTTCTTATCACGTTTCAGCGTATAATCGTAACCGTCGGCGCTTTCGGCGATGACGACGTCGTTATGGTCAAGGAGCAAACTGCCTTCTTTTTTGAATGCTCCCATCCGTGCGGCGACTTGAAGGACGCGTGTGCGGAAGTCGTCAATGATGCTCTGCACTTCACGGTTTCTCTTGTAGAGCGATTCCGCGCTGCCCTTCTGTTCTTCTTCTTTGCGTTCTTCGTAGGCGTCAAGCGCACCCTGTAGCCGTTCTTCCCTGCGTTCTTCGTCCAGCTTCTGCTGTTTCTTCCGCATTTCCTGCCGCTGTTTCGTGTCGAGGCTGCGCTGTTGTTTTTTGCGTTCCGACTCCATCCGTTCGGCGGCGTCCTGCCAGCTCCGCTTTTCAACGCGCAGACGATGAATAAGACGGTTCTTTTCGGCGCGGATATCCTTCTCGCGGGATTCGTAGTTCTTACGAAGTTCCTTCTTCTCCTGCTGCGAGAGCTTCCGCTCGTCCTGCCGTACCTTCTTCATCACGTTGTCGAATTCGCGCATCGTGGCTTCGTCGTCGCGCCTGTCTTGGTTGGCCTGCTTCGCTCGGTCAATAGCGCGCTGACGTTCCAGTTTATCGAATTCCCGCATGGTGGCGCGGTCGGTCTTGTCCTGCTCACGTTTGGCGGCGTTGTAGCCGGAGCGATATTGGCGTCCGCCTCTCGCGTAGCGGATATCATTCTCTTCCGGGTTAAACCGTTCCGAGAGAGGGATGATTTCACCTTTGTTGTCGCGAGTGACGGGATCGGCGGATTTGATTTGGTTGGGATTGAAGACGATGATATGTTCCGTCTGTTCGCCGTCCGCTTTATCTCTCATAAGCTGCCCGAATTTCGTATCGACTTCCCTGTCAACGATTGCGTCAAAACCAAGGTTTTCGATGATCGCCCTTGCGAGTTCCGCATCCCCGTTAGCCATTTGATTCCAGTCTTCATTTGCGATATCGATTCCCCCGCAGTTGGATATTTCGCGAATGATATCGTCCCAAGTGAAATCAAGATCATAAACTGATTCCATAAGTCTCGACGTCAGAACGTCAAGATTAAAATACAAATCAACAACATCGTATCTTTCTTCAATATCAGAAATCGCATCCCGGACGGCCATGCCAACCGATTCAGCCACGTAATCAAACTTTGCTATATCGAGATCGGTTTCATAATCTTCTTCGGAATCGTAGTCATCCCTATCGATCTGAGTCTCATCGAAGTCGTCCATTAGCACCCAGACGAGATTTGTACTGTTTCGATAATCTCTTATGTATGGTTTGTCATACTTGAGATATACGTCATATGTTCCCGGATTTTTATTTATTTCTTCTTGAGCCGCTTCCAATGCCTGATCATAGTTTTCGATTTCAAAGCCGCGCCATTCGCCCGCCTCGAGAATAACCTCCGCCAGCTCTCTCGCCTTGAAGTAATTGTCGGCACCATTAACATCAGCATAATGACGGTCAGAATCATCTTTGCTTGTAGAGAAATAGAAACCTGCTCCCGAATTTCCACCGACATGTGCCTTTGCCTTATCAAATACCCAGAAACCATAGGCAAGTGTACCGTGGTAATTGTGTCTCGGATGATACCCCGCCTCTCTTGCCGCTTCATCTACCAACCTTTGAGCGGTAGCCATGTCTCCCGCTTTAACAGCGGAGAGATATTCTTCGTCGAGAGCGGAGAGACCGCGGGCATAGCGGATATCGTCGTTCTCTTCGTTAAAGCGTTCCGAGGGCAGGATGATTTCGCCATTGTTGTCGCGAGTGATGGGATCGGCGGATTTGACATTTTCTGTAGCATTTAGAGTCGCGTATACGTTAGAAATCCCCGCATTTCCATAGTCGCCTCCCTCGCGCATTTCGGCATACTTAACAGTGTCGTACCCTGCACCGTTCGCCATGCGAAGAATTTGGTCAGATGTAGCATATCCTCGCATGATTTCTTCTTTTGTTGCGAATTTCTCCAACTCTTTGGGGATAGGAACATCCGTATAATATCCCCCGTTTACGTTGATGGTGATCATCTTCTTCGGACGCAAAACTAATCTGTATACACCGCCACCAGAATATGAAGGATTTGGTTTATAATTTTTTACGAATTCACGAAGTGTCTGCTCTGTAAAGACGGGAACATTTGCATAATCGTCACCTATGCTATTATAATCCATATAGAGGTATGTAGTCCCGTCAAGAAAATCATCCCTTAATTCTTGAAGGATTTCGTACATACGAACATTAGAATCATATATATCTTGTCCATATTTGAGCAAACCTTCATCTGGACGAATGCGATCTGCTTCCCTGTCAAAATCGTCAATCGTTGCAAATCTCAACTGATCGCCGATGTAAGTGTTTTCTTTCGCGTAATTTATCACGTCATTCAGAGGGGAAGTATCTGCGTCAAAATTGTCTTTTATGCTTCTTGCAGGTTGACCACCTGAAAAATTCCGAGCAACGCCTACACTATCCGTCAAAAACAAAGCTCCACCGAAAAGGTCGAATCGTGTCCTCCCAAACGAATATGTCCCATGATATACATCAACGGTATACCCAGCTTCCTCCGCCGCTTCATCCACCAACCTTTGAGCGGTAGCCATGTCTCCACGTTCTACGGCAGCGAGGTATTCGGAGTCACGGGAGCCTTTGGCACGTCTTACTTTAGACCCGCTATTTCCGCTACTTTGTTCAGAATCAGTCGATCTGTCAGAGGATCGGTTACTATCAGCCAATTCCGAAACTCTTCCCACTGATCGTCCGTTTCCAGTAATGCCGCTATCGCTGAATATGTCCCGATCTGAATATCTTTTGCTCTCTTTAATTCCGAGCCGATGCCTTTCGACGATTTCTTTGATGACATGATTATCAACACCCTCCTTTATCATTCTTTCAAGGTTTCTCTCAGAAGGAAGCATTTTCTTGACAATAACATATCCGTAATCTTCAATGTCAGTTATCCAACATAGATACTCATATCCTCCATCATATACAGAAATGATATCGCCTGATTTATACCCGTTTTTCTGTGCTCTGTAAATAGCATTAAATATAGGAGTAACTAATCTTCTATATTCGTCTTTGGGAAGGCGAATCCCTTTTTTATTTACAAATCTTTTTCCCTTCGCCTGCCGTCTTTCCTTCGCCGCGGCCACGGCTTCCGCTCTCGGTGCGGTCTGTTCGCCGCGTTCTTCTTCAAGCGCGTTGAGCCACTTGCTCCGCACACTTGCCAAAAAGCGCGCTTCTTTGCCGCCGAGTCCTCTCTGTAACAAAGTATTGATACCGCGGAGGATCTTATCGGTTCTGCTGTTCGTTAAGAAGGTATTCACCCATGCTTCATCCGTCAGCAGTTTCTTTTCCACGAAGTGAGCGACGACCTCTTCCTGAATGATGCTCTCACTCGGTTCGATCACATTGCCGTTTTCATCGCGTTCGCTGTACATTCTGCGGATGTCATTAACGTCAGCGTCGTAGGAGTCTTTATAGTAGGTTTTGATTTCCTGAAGCAGTTCTTTGAATGCGTTCGTGTTCCGCATGGCGTGAACCATTTCATGAGATACAATAGTCTGAAGAGGTTTATCCGTGGCGGCGTTGACGTAGATCGTTTCCGTTTTGGGATCGAATCTGCCGCGGTCATCGTATCTTTTCGCCGCTTCTTCATCGCGGTAGAATTCTACATTGCGATTATAGACCCTCGCCATTTCGGAGGCTTGATCGATGATGTCCTGTCTGACGTTGGCCTGTACGCCTGTTCTTTCGGTGTTGTTCTTCGCCGTTCTCAGACGTTCCGCTTTTTCGGCGTAGGCTGTTTTTTCCGAATTCGTCAGTACGGCGTCTTCGGATTTTACACCTGCTTCGGAATGTGTGATTCTCTTTACTTCGCCGTCTTCCATAAAGTAGGCGGACGTTCCCGGTTTCACCGTGGCGGCGTTCGCTTCCTGTCGGTTACTGTAGAGGTGTTCAAGGTTGGAAGAGGTTTTGTATTCTCCGCCCTGAGTCTGCTCGTTAAGCAGAGATCCCGTCGCTTTCCACGGCTGTTTGATCGCGGTCTTCGCTTCGGCGAATTTTTCCGCGAATTTGTTTCTGACTTCCTTCGTGCGTTGTTCCGCTTCTTCTTCGGTGATCATGCCCGCTTCAAGACTTCCGCGGATGGCAATCAGTTCTTCACGCATCTTGGCGGCGTAGTACAATCTCGCATTACTGATGAGACCGTGTCTTTCCGTCAGACCCTGAGCTGTATTCATCATACCCATCGGGATATGTAAAACAGCGGAAACAGCAGCGCCGTAAAGTCCAGCCATACCGATTTCGGCAAGCGAGGCGTTTTCCGCTTCGGGATTGAACGATGCCCTTTGCAGGTAAGGATCGATGATCTCCATGATCATTTCTTCCGTAGCTTCCCCGCCGTTGTAGATGGTACTGCGAAGAATGCGTCCGCTCATGGAATTGGCGAATCCGCTCTTCTCCAATTCTCTCACGGTTTCACCGAAGAGGACGCGTTTATTTACGGTATTTGCGCCGCCCTTGAGTAATCCGCCGCCGATGCCTTTCGCCATCGGAAATATCATTTCCGTTGCGCCTTCGCCGATACCGCCGAGGATACCGTAGTTCATGGCCTCTTCAAGGGAAGCGCCGCTGTCCAATGCGGATTGAGCATACGCCCCTGCCGTCGTTCCGAAAAACGTAGTCCCTCCGATCAAGGAAGACGCTTCGGGACCCGCGGCGATCATTGTGGCGATTGCGGGGATCTGTTGAAGAATGAATCCTTCGATATTGCCGGCCACCTGTGATTTTTTGCCGACGAGTCCCGCATTTACCGCGGAATTCATCCGCATGATCATTTCATCCCTGTCCCGATTGATGCGGTCTACATTGTTATGCGTAGCGATGAAATCATCGACGTATCTGTCGGTGTCGGGATTGATTTTATTGATACCGTAATATGCCCCTTTAAAAGGCAGTTCGATGATAGAACGAACACTCCCGACGATGTTGTTACTGATCGTCGCGAGATTCTGAAATGCGCTCTTATTGGAAGATACGCCCTCATACGGTGCTTTCACTCCGCCGAGGAAATAGTCTCCGGGCTTCCGCTCGATGTTGGTGATATCTTTCAGAGGCAGATATCCCAAATTCATCAGACCTACGTCTGCCGTGGCCGTGGCGAGGTTCGTAGCGTCGGCCATGTAATCGGAGGTACCGTAGCCGTGATCCTTCGCCCACTTGTCTACATACTCCTGTTGCTTAACGGCGCTTTTGTACTTATCGTAAGCGTCGCGGTACATGAGTTCACCGAGTCCGGGTTTATCTTGACCGAGAATTTTCACCTTCTCATCCGAAGAAGTCAGTCCATATTCTCTTTGGAATTCATCCGACCATCTTCGGGTTTGCTCGTTAAATCCGACGGTTTCCGTAGCCGCTTTTAAAATCCTCGCTTTTTCGGAAACGCTTGCGTTCTTCCAAATCTCTTCCGCGTAGGGTTTTGACAGAGCATCCTGACCCGTCATCCGAATACTGTACTCAAGCGCGGACGGTTTTTTATCATCGGGAATATACATTCCCGGCACTGTGCCTCCGGACAGCATAGTATCGATGTCCTTCGCTTGGGACGTATTCAGCGGTGCGCGGTCTTTCAGCGGACCTTCCGCAATACCCGTGCGCTCGTTGGGAGATAGTATACCCGCTTTGTTGTAGCCTTCTTCAAACTCTGCCCACTCGCTCTTTTTCCCGGTGTTCTTCGTTGTCGGGATCGCCATAGCCTTCGTGGGAACGTAGCTCTTCGGTCTCAGTTTCTCGTTTCGCTGTTCCCTCTGTACTTGGTTTTCGGGATGGCGCTGACTCCAGCTCTGTCTCATTCTCTTGTCGCGGTTATCCCTGCTTTCCTTCACGGGACCGCTGACGACGGACGGTTTCTGAGTCTTGACCTTCGTCTGATTCTTGATATCGGTGCTGATGGTAGACCGTTTCGTTTCCGCTTTTTTATAGTTATAAGCGGCGCTTTGCGTCGGTTTATAAGCGCCCGATGAAGTACGAGTCCCCGCGCGCTGACCGTAGCTCTGTCTTACGGCGACGTCATTACGACCCGATGCAGAAGTCGCTGTGGTCTTCTTCTTCGCGACAGGCGCTTTCGATGCCGCCGCTTTGGCGGGTTGAACAGTTTGCTTTGGTTTCTGTTTCTTCGGCGCCGATTTTTTCGCTCTCGCCTGTGCCGCCGCACCCGCCGCCGCGCTGCCGCGCACCAGCGGGGAAACAGCGGTCTTCTTCTTTTTGGATTTTAAGCTCATGCTTATCCTCCTTATTTATTGCTGTAAATGGAGTCCAGTTTCGCTCTCGCCTGATCTCTGAGCTTCTTGTCTTTGGGATCGAGCGTGGTCTGATATCTGTCGTTGTAGAAGTTATAAGCGTCCATAGCTCTGGCGTAGGCTTGTTCGTTTTCGGTCTGCGCGCGGTTGTACTGACGCTCTTCTTCATTCCACTTGCGTGTATAATCACGTTCGTTCTGGTCCCATGCTCTCCCCCAATCACGTTCCTCTTCGGCGTTTTCATTGGCGTAGATCGCCGCGGCGGAGTCGTTCGCTCTGTCATATGCGGTTCCGATGTTATTCTGCCAATTCGTATAACGTCCGTTAGTGATGGCCTGACGGCCTTCTCTCGCTTTGTCTTCCTGCTCAATACGGTGTTGCAGATCGGCAATGTACTGATTATAATTGAAGTTCCTGTCAGTGTCGTATCTGCTTCTTTCGTCCTGATCGAGCGATCTGAAAGCGGACAGTGTGTCAAAGTCGAGTCCGATGTTGTCAAGATATCTCTGATAATCCTGTTGAATATAATCGCCTAATCTATCATTGAGCTGTGCGCGCTGATAGTCTCCTGCCTGCTGTGCGGCGGAAACGGCATAGGACGAAGGCATTCCTCCCGTCATGCCGGCGTACTTGCCCATGGTGTCTCCCGTCGCTCTGTCGGCCTCTCGCAGGAATTGCTTGCGCGCCGCCTGATATGCTTGGTCGTTGTCGGCGTTGTAGCTCCACTGTTTCCGGTTCTCAACCGCGTCGGCGGCTTTTTTCAACTGCGCCTCGTAAGGCGAAGCAAATTTATCATAGGCGAACGACCCCGGAGTCTCCGTCACTTGGGATTCTTCCCAGTCTCTGTAGCCGTAGTGTCCGCCGGAAGGATCGTCAGAGTCCAGCCCCACACCGTAGAACGAGGAGCCAAACTGATCGGAGCCTGTGTTCACAGGCGCTGTCCCTTTGTATTCCATAACGGGAAGATACTGACTCCCGTCTTTACCGCCGTTGTAACCGCCGAATCTCTCACGGTAGTTATTGGCGACCCTGTTGGCGTCAGCTCTCTCCTGCGGCGTTTTGGCGTTGGTAAAATTCTCTTTGGAGTACATAAGACCCATGCCGACGTTGGGATTGCTCCTCGCCAATTCATCGTCGTAGGACGAAGAATAATATCCGCCCTGCTTTTTCTTTTGCAAGTACGCATCATAGCTGTTAGCCATTATTGTATACGCCTCCTCTGTGTTCACTGCCTTGATAATACTGCACCGCCAGTCCGTAGATGTCTACCACGCCCTGACCCCGCACGCGGATTTTGAAATGATCGCACCTGTGCGGAACGATGGGCAGTATATCACTGTGCTTTCTGTTCCTGTCGATGGTTCTCACCACGTCCCACCTTCTGTTGGAATCGTACATGATTTCGATTTTCGCGCGGCCTCCGCCGGAAGGATCGAGCCGCAAATTCAGTTTCGCGATCCCCTTTTTAAACGGCGACCCGAAAACCATATCGGCGAATTCCACCATCCAGCTCACGCGGCCTTCGTCTTTGCCGTCCTCGCATCCGGGAGAAAGACTCCAGATATTCGTCTCCGTCATACCGATGGCGTAATCGCCCAAACAGGCGGAAACGAGATCAATATCGTCCTCTCTGTGCCACATCTTCTTATACGAATCGAAAACGTACAGCGATATGCTCCCGTCATCACAATGCGCGGAGAGATAATACTTCTGACCGTCGGATACTGCCACACCCGTCTGAATCCGTTTGCCCAAAGGTTCGGATATCATTGATGGAATGCCGCCCGAATAAGCCATCACGCCGTTTTTCGCGACGTAGTAAAGAATCTCACCTGCGATAACGAGGGATCGGGAGCATCCTTTCTTCACGCCCTGCTGCATCTGCTTCGCAAGCTGGAAATTACTCGGATAATCGCCGTACAGTTTATAGATGGAATGCTCCTTGAAGAACAGCGGATATCCGTTGTAACCGATGCAGGCCGTGAATTCCTCGTCCGTTTCCGTCTTCAGATAATAGGAGTCTGTAGAGAGTCCGTCGAAGACGTTGAAATTGAAAGGATCGCCCAAAGCGGAACCGTATATCTCGCTCCCCTTCGCGCCCCATAGTCTGTTGCTGACCACGCAGACGGTGTCAAAGTCGGGCAGTTTCCGGGATACGGTGATGGTATCGGGTTCGTCTTTATACTTCTCGGCGAATTCAAGGTATGTTCCTTTTTCCCCGCTGACGACCGTCGTCTTGTGCTGACCATCTACACTTACTCTCATGCTGTCAACCACGATCTGAGAATCTTTGGCAACGGTAAAATCAAAAGTAAAATTGTAGTATGACCCTCTGTCGTTATAGCAATATATGCCGGGTTCCATATCAGCCTGTACGTTGTACAGTAAGGTATAAGGGAGTTCAAAGATGTTCTCCGAGAAACGCAGATCACCGCCGTCAATTTCTCTGATGATGGCGGTCTTATTATTGCTTTTCGATCCCGATATTTCCACGGCGTCGTCGGGTTTGAAGTACCGTTTCCACTCGATTTTATCCGAATGGATCGTATTCCTTTCGGCCTTGCTTCCGTAGATCTCGCCCTCCGCCTTAAAGACGACGTCGCCGCCGACTTCCGCTTCAAGGCTTCCGAAAGAGCCGTTATCGATATCGATGTACTTTTTGTCGGGGAAGATGAGTATCTTATTTTGTAAAGCCGCGAAGGTTCTCACCGTATCGACATTATCCACCCTGCCGACCGTCTCGCCGTCTTTTCGGACGTATTTTCCGTCGATCCAGTAAAGATGTCCTCCGTAGGAAAAAACGCCCCTTCCGTGCTTCACGGCGTGCAGGAGGCGTCTCCTCTCCCTCGGAGACAGAACGGGATAATGATCGGAAGTCATGTTTTCCATATCGTAGATATCGCCGTCGCTCGCGCCCAGAGTATGATTCAAGCCTTTGAATTCCACCTGATACGTGTTGGCGTTCTTTTTGGGATACGGAAGGTTCGGAAGATTGCTCATATCATCCCTCCTTCAGTTTCTTTAAAAGTTCGGACAGGAATTGATTGAATTCCGTCTCGTTCAGATTGTCGGGACCGATGTTTTCAAACATATATCGCAGTTCCTCTTCCAGCGTATAGAGGCTGTCCCGTATTTGGGAGATGTCGGTTTGGACATCTCCCGTCAGCGTAGGCACACCCGACGATTGTCTGAAGGTTGCCATTTAAAATCCACTCCTGTTGTTGGGATTGTTCAGGATACCGAAAGCCGCGATCAGCCCCATAAGTACCTCGGCGACTTCATCCACAGCGCCCATCGCGTCAAAGCCGCAGAGGTGCTTCAGCACAACAAATACCAACGCGACCAATGCCAGCCATACAACGGGACTCTGTAATTTTTCTTTGAAGGTGTTCATAGTGTCCTCCTTATTTTCTTTTGAAAAATCTGTACAGGAAAGTCATCACCTGTTCGCGGGTAACGAATGCTTTGTATTCCATTCCGCTGCCGGTTCCCTGGATGATACCTTCGCTTTCCGCCCACTTGCGTGCGTCTTCGCTCCAGCTCGACGGAGATTCCTCCGCTCTCTGCTTCAGATAGGTGTCCATCATCTGATTGAATTGTGCTTGAGTCACTTTATCTTCCTCCTGTGGTTTTGGTTCTGGTTTGACTTCCTGTTTAGCTTTCAGCGCCTCGACTTGGCTTTTTTTGATGCCGAAGTATTTGTAGAAGTCTCCTCCGACGTTTCCGCTGTATCCTTTCCTTTCGTCGCCTCTGTAGGAACCGCTCGTTCTCATATCGACATGAGTCGCATTTTCGCTGATGTAGCCGATGCCTCTGAATCCCAGCGACTGACAGAGACAGCATATCAGCTTCGCGGAGATGACTTTGCCATCTTTCTTCACAACGATATCCGCCGCTGTTCCCTGCGTATGCTGAGATAAGGTAGCGCCGCCGATCTTTCTGTTATACGATGCGGTGCGATAGCCGCTGTTGATCGTAATGCTACCGCCTACATAGGCGCGGAGTTCTTCCAGTTTCGCCATCAGTTCCGTAGAGTAAAGCACAAGGTCACTGCCGTCTTTGCAGGCCATCTCACCTAAAGTGAAATGTTCGGAGATTTTATACTTCCGCCCCACGGAGCTGATCAGTTTTTTAAGTATTGCCATTTGTTCCTCCTGAACCGGTTCGGGAAATTGCCCATGGGTTATCAGATTAATACACTCCTTCATACGAAAGCGCTTCGTCGGGATCGTTGGCTATGAATTGTGCGACGGTCGGCGTTCCTGCGTTGTTGTAAATAGTGTCCACATAATAATCTCCGCTTAATTCATACATCCCCACAAACAAGAATGCAGTTATGGCAAACGGATCGTCGATAACGCTCTGTATGACGATGTTGCAGCCGAATTGGATCATCTCTGCAATCTCGCTCCATGTCTTGTCCAGCGTATAAGTGCCGTTATCGTAAGTCGCTTCAATAAAGAAATTACCGTGATTGATAAATTCCCCGCCAATCTGATGCAGCTTTTGTCCGATCAGTTCCACGTGTACGTCGGTGGTGGGTGCGGTTGTGATGTAAACATTCCCGCTTGTATCTGTTCCTACAATCGCGGGGAAATACGGATCATCTGGGTTTTCGCAGAGAATCCACTCCCCGTCATTTTCAGCGCAGATCACAGTCGTTTCCACTCCGTCGATAACGATTTTGTACTCTTGTCCAACGACGGGCATTTCCGAAAGTGTGATATTCGCGTAATATTCTCCCCCTTCAGATTCCCAGTCCGCCACGGGGATAGTTTGATCGACGAGATGCCCTTCTTCGTAGTATCCCACTCCGCCGTCCTGTTTGGCGCTGTCCAGTTCAACCAGTTCGTCTTCGATGTTGTTCAGTCCGACCGACGTTACAACGTCGCCTTTCTTCCACTTAGTAGGTGTGTAAGTCATAATTTTTTCCTCCGTTTGAAATATGTGATTTCAGAAACGCTCATGGTTTACCATCCAATCATAAAGAAACATCTATCGATCCGTCTGCATTAATTATAAAGAACAAATTATCGTAACTTATGTAAAGCACTTCGGGATCGTCAAGATCTTTTTCGACAGTATAATAAAAACCAATCAACGTCCTATCAGTTTTAAAAAAGATCATCGGCAATATCCCTACATTGACCTTTTCCATCAATGCATCACGTGAGCCGAAAATGAAATGTGCTGTGGGGTGTTCTGGATCGGGAATAACATCAAACTCGATGCCAGCATCCCAACCGCCACCGCTTTCGGCGATACCTTGTTCCATATGATTCAGTTTTTCGGATGTGACAACGTCCCCCCTCTGCCATTCGTTAGGTGTATAACTCATAGTTTTTCCTCCTTATGCCATTGCCGTATGCAGTGCGCTGTCCTTCGTATCCGCGGCCATCATAGTATCAGCAAATACCACGGTAGGTGCATGATTATACTCTTCGTTATCATCGGTGATCCACATCAATGGCGAGAACCATACGCTATACGGACTCTCCGTGGAATAGATGCATCTCAGGATAACGTACCTTCCCGCGTCCACGATGTCGGCGACTTCCTGCCATGTGACGGTCGTCGATAATGTACCGTCATCATCTTCAACGTCCAAAAAGTAAAGGTACGCGTTTTCAACGCCCTGCTCCAGTTTGTTCATTCGTTCCTCTGACACAATATCTCCGTTGTGCCATTCCGTAGGATTATAACTCATCTGTTTCCTCCTCTATCAATAGTTCCGACGTCGGACTGTACGCCCAATAAATGACGTCATCGATAGATATCTTGTAAATATTTTCATCCGTCCACGCCTTTGTGACACGACCTGTATGGAGGTCTTCTCCCTGCGGCCATGTCACATAAACGGGATGGTCTTGCATCATGTCATTGATTTCCTGCCATGTGGAGTAAATGATCACGTCATCGGCGGGATTTCCGTCCGCTTCGATGTAGCAGACCTTGTCTTCTTCGGGGATATCCTCGCAGGGACTCAGCTCTCCGTCGGAAGAATCCGCCCGATAAACGGAGTATTCGTCAAATCCCGTTCGAGTCATCACCCAGTATTCTCCGAAATCGGAGACGATAGCTTCTCCGATGTAAACCGTTTCCCCGCTCATGGCGGTATCACAAACTTCCTGCCAAGTCATAATTACCTCATTGTTCTACGATGGTCAGATTGCCGCCGTACATATAATAACTCGTACCTCTCGCCCTCGCTCTAAGCGTGATCACCTGATCTTTCGTCAGCGAAACGCCAGTAAGATGCACGGATTGGCCGTTATTGGAAAACGTAGTCTGAGCCGTTCCGTAAGCTGTGTCCCCAATATATAGCTGAGTACCGTTCGTGCCGCTTGTGGACGAACGATATCCTGTCCAATATACATCATACGTTCCTGTTGTTGCGACAGTGATACTTTGGCCTGTTATTGCGGTGTATGATGTTGTATTAACCCTATTCACACCTGCGGCCACCTGAACATTTTTCGACGAGCCGCCACCGGGAACATTTACGCTGACCGTTTCGTAACCGACGATATCGATGTTGTTTCCGTTGCTCGTGATCGCTTTGTCTCCCGACGCGAGTTCAGAAGCTGTGACCGTCACCGGTGTCCCTGTCTTCGTGCTTCCTGTAACATAGCCCGAAGTGTTGGTGACGGATGGGGTAACATCAACGGAGTGATTACTTACTGCGCTTTTTGAAGCCGTCGGTGTTCCCGCTGTACCTGACGCGACATTCTTACCGACCGCGTTGGGATAATAACCGGCAGGAACACTCACCGTCGGCCCTGTGGCACTCAAATCCGCGTAGTATCTTCTCGGAATATTGCTACCAACATAATCGGCAGAAACGGCGGAAACATTGACCTCGTCGAAACCGTCAAGATTGTAACCGGATGCTCGGAACGTCTGTGCCGATTCGGACGGCGTAACGCTCAGATCATCGACCGTGGGAGAGACAGAGACATCAACGGCGGCGTAACCGACCACGTCGATATCATTTCCATTCGATGATATCGGCTTTGTTCCACTGTCGAGTTCCGAAGCGGATACCGAAACAGGCGATCCCGTGTGCGTTCCTCCTGCAATATATCCCGCCGAGTTGGTAACGGAGGGAGTCACGTCCACAGAATGGTTACTGACCGCGCCTTTCGATGCGGAGGGCGTTCCTTCCGTCCCGCTTGCGACGGATTCGCTCGCCGATGACGCATAGTATCCCGCCGGTGCTGTGACCGTATCACCGTTAACGGAAAGGTCGGAAGAAGACCGTCTCGTCGCAGTACCTGTCTCGTAACCGGTGTCCGTAACGAATTTCGCACCGGACGGTACTTCGGCGGGATCTGCGTCGAGGTCATTCGCAAAGTAGGTCGTGATGATGTTTGTCTCGGATACTCCTAAGTTGTTGAATTGATATTCGGTCTTCGTTTCGATGTTCGCTAAGGTATCGGTCTCCGCGACGATGTAAAAGTAATCGCCGGTGCTGTAATAGTAATAACCGTTGACCTGTACATAGCCGGGGACGGCGTTACTGTCCGCTACAACGACGATATCTTTGCCGTCCGCATACGCCTCCCGAATGTCCGTGATCGTACAATCGGGCATCCATTTCAGTTCCTGACTGTCCCATGATACGGTAACGACGAAGAAGCTCTCCTGCTCAATGCTACGGATATCGTCGCCGATGTCTTCCTCACCATGGCCTGTGGCGGTAACGCCTTTCTCGGCGAGGGCGGAGATTTGATCGTCCAGAGCATCACTTAAACGCGTTAATTGACTCGCAATCGTATCGTCTATGGTCATGATCCACCTCCGCTCAATATCGCTTCAAGCGCCGTTGAGATATCGCCCAATACAGCGTAAATCACCTTGTTCTGAACAGGATGCTCACTCGTGGATGAAAACTCGTCATCCACAGGTTGGTGTTCGGTCAAATATCCAGCGTCGTTGTTAAACGCGGATACGTTCGTCGGCACAACGGGGATCGTCGGCGTGTTCGACAAATCATTGTACTCTCCCGAAAAAGCAACTTTGGCAAGAGCGGTGATATCAGCCTTTCGGCTCCACTTCTCATGCTCCTCGTCGTCACCCACATAGTCGTCGGGCATCGGACGTGCTTTCACTTCAAAGTAGAATCTGCAAAGCGTTCTTGCGTCGGTGTAACCAAAGCAAAGCAAAGGCTCGGCGGATTCCAGTAGCCTCTTGGGAACATACACAAAACCCGCCTCGGTGCGGTGTCCGTGCTTCGGTTTCGGCGGTCTCGCGCCGCATTTTCCTCTGCTCACAGCGTACTGACTCGGAACGTAGCGGTCATTGTGGTGGTCATGATAAATGACCTTCCGAACGATAGCCTTCTCATCTCCACCGTGACAGAAGTGGACTTCCTTGCAGCCGCTGACCAGTAAAGCGCAGGATTCATCGTATTGATAGAAATGCGTCCTGCCGTCCGCAATCGTCATATTAACTTCCTGCATACTGTTTACCTCCTACCACCATCTGACCGATTTTCCCGATGCCGACTACGTGTTCATCGGTGCCGAATTGATCGTAGAGCCAATCGTCGCCGATTCTCACCACACTGCCGGGATCGCCCTTCAGTGAGCAAAGCCACTGCTTCATGCTCCCCTTAAAACCGTTCTCCACGGCAATGGCGTAAGCGGAAATGTAAACGGGAAATCCTTTGCTGTTCCGACCCGAACAGTGTATCGTACCGGGATCGTAATGATCGGTGAACCACTTGCGAAATGAGGTATAAAAGCTGTTAAACAGTTTCATCTCGTTTTCGTAGCGGTCGTATTCACCGTTCCCCATCTCGATCATCGCTTGCAGATAGGTCACGTAAACCTTCTCATAAGGTTTGTCGATGAGCAGTTCGCAGTTACTGTCCACGGAATAATCGTAGGTAATGACGTCTTCGGGAGCGAATAACAGCACTTCCGCCTGTATCATCGTCTCCACGTCGTTCAACCACTGTGTTTTCACCTCGGCGGAGAAATCGTTCGGTCTCATCGTATCGACAAGATCGATAATCTGTTTCAATGTCATGTCTGCCTCCTTATACCATATTGGAGAGCAGCCATTCATCGCCGATGGGCATCACGCTTCCGGGATCTCCGCGGAGAGAGCAAAGCCATTGTTTCTCCGTACCGGGATAGCCGTGCTTCACGGCGATGGAATAAGCCGAAAGATAACCTCTCGGAAATCCCCGCGAATTATGATGATGATGGTAGTGCCCCTCATGCCGGCAATCGTGAATATCATGCTTGCAGTGTTCCATCATAGGTCATCTCTCCTTTCTATGTTATCAATGCGTTTATGAGCCTGCTTCGCGCTTTGCTCTACAGCCGTCACGCGTTCAACCATTTCCATGTGTCTTTCGTCCTGTAAAACCTGATGCTTCTTGATGTCGTCGATACCGCTTTTCACGTAACCGATCTCGGTGAGTATCATGCCGTCTCTCTCGCCGTCGGAATGGGTTTCCTTAGAGCTTCCTTTCGCCGCCACAACGATGGCGACGATCAGCGAACCGATGGCCACAAAGAACATCAGCAGAGGCAGAATCTCGACAATCCTGTCCATGATTCCACCCCCTTTTTACGACGTCCAAATACCGCTTGCTACATACATCGCCGTCAGCGAAGCGCCTGTTTGTGTCTGGACCTG